ACATCATTTGGGTATTGATACCCGTAGTTATAACTGTATACCCAACCACTAGGAAAGTGTCCTATATGATCGTGACTAAACTTGTTATAAAATAAATTATCTAGTCCTCTAAAATAGAAAAACATTTGACTAGGATAGTCTCTAATCATCTTATTGAATCTTTTCATTTCTTCTGATTCAATTAGACTATCGTTCCATCTTAACACACTAGAATTTAAATCAGTATACTTGTGTGGTACATGCTCAGTATCTTTTTTCATTTTTTCTAGATTGTGCCACTCAGTCTTTACAAATAATAATTTGTTCTTGCACGGATGCTGTATAAAGTAGTCTATGTTTCTCTGAAGACCTATATCTAAATCCAAAAATAACTTTTCGCCTTTTTGTGTGACAACATTACTATCAAACAAATAAAGTTTGTTCCACCACTTTTCATAGTAGTTATCTTCTGGCAAAGCTATGACATTGATAGTTTTGAAAAGTCCATCACTATCTTCAGTGAGGCAATAAAATTCAAAATCTTCTTCAACATTTTCTAAACAATGTTTGTATATCTCATTCACATGAGATGAAGAGTACTTTGTTCCCCATTTAACTGTATAGATGTGTATCATTGCCAATGCGCTAATAAGTCAGGATCTGCTAAGTCATCTTGTTTAGTGCTGCCACGACTTTTATCTTCAAATGGCAGCAAGTCAATGTTGAATACACAAAGAATAGCACCTGGGCGATAAGTATCTACTCTCAGATCATCTTCGTCCCAAGATCGGCCACGATTGTATGAGTATGCCATCCAACTTGGGAAATGTCCCCATAGCTTTTCTTTACTAAAATCACCCCATCGCCAACTGTGATAGTTGTCAGTACCGTCAGTGAATGTGAACCATATTTGTTCTTGATGCTTTAACACATCTTTCCAAATAACTTCACATTGATCGTCACTCCATACTTGACAGCTACCGTTAGTATAAGCACCATGAGCAAGTTTAAACTGTCGGGTGTTCATTGGTCGAGGGTCTTGCCACCAACTGCGAAGTTTAGTAGGACGATCTAAGTCGTATGTAATGATAGGCCCCATATCATTCTGGATAATAACATCCAGATCCAAAAAGACGAAACGACCAGTAGGTTTATCTTCAGCAAAATTATGTGTGTTGAAGACAAATGTTTTAGGGCGATCCCAGCACCTAGCCATACCGTATTTAAAATTATCACTACCAAACCAATACTTAGGGTGAATGCTGTCAATGTCAGGGAAGTCAATTACTTTAATCTCCTCGTCTAGACCTTCAGGATGCTCAGTATAGCAATAGAAGTGAAAGTCAAACTTTTCAGGATCAGTATGACGCTTTGCCATATTCTTTAGTTTGTTCACAAAGTGAGGACCATACTTAGTTCCCCATTTGCAGCAGATGTAGTTTACTCGCATTTCCATAACCTCAATAAATCTTTATCTTTCAAGTCTTCAAGTTTTATCTGTGTTTTAGCTCTAGGATCAGGCGTTAGGTCTGTATTGAATACGCACAATTTAGCATCGGGTCTGTATTTAAATACCTCTAAATCATCTGGATAACACATGCCTCTATTGTATGAGTATACCCAATCAAAAGGAATGTTTGACCAGAAATCTCTGCGTCTCCAATAGTGATAGTTATCAGAACCTTTATAGAATGTCTTGAAAACCATTTCATCTTCAAACAAGACTTCATGGTATATTCTCGCACACTGATCTTCTTTCCAAAGCATCATACTTGAGTTATAGAAAGTCCCTCTCATATCAATAAACAGTCTTTCGTGTTTCTGTTTAGGATCTTGCCATGTTGAATATACTATTCTTGGCTTTTCTGCAAGACCATCAATTTCGTCTATGTTGTTTTGAATGATAACATCTAAATCAAAATAACACCACTTGCCTTCATATCCTAACCATTTGTGTGAATTGAATACAATAAACTTTGCACGATCCCAACAATATCCTTCTTTGCCAAACCAATGATCTGGATGTAGAACACCGTCATCAGGAATAGGATGCGTGTCACATTCTAGGCCTTCAGTGTCGTCCGTGTAGCAAGTAAATGTAAAAGGCTTCGTATAGTTCTTCTCAACCATACGAAAGAGATTATTTACATAATCAGGAGTGTATTTGTCACCCCATTTTATGCATACAAAGTTCATCATATTCTTTCTCAATGTCGGGAAAGTCTGCTTGCCCGTTTAATAATGCTATCGTATATTCAGGCTTGTAAGTTCCGCCTGAGAATTTGTAAGAGTAAATCTCGTTTTCTGGGAAATGCTCGAAAGTAAAGTTTTCATGGTACAAGAATCTATCGTCACCTGCGTATTTAACCATGTAATAATCTTTGTTTTCTTCCCAATACTTATATATATGCGTTGCGTCTTCCCACAACATTACACTAGAATTGAAGTTACTTAGGTAATTAAACGACCACCTAGCGTCTTTATGATAAGGAAAGTTTTTATCTTTCCAATAAGTATAACAAACGATAGGAGTATTGTCAAGCATATCAAACAAATGATCTACATCATGCTGTATTCTAACATCTAGGTCTAGATATAGAATCTTTCCAAAGGTATTTAATTTAAATAATTTTACCTTTTCCCAGTGTCCTTCTATCTCTTCATCAATAGGAATTGTATAAATATCAGGATGAAGACCTTCTATGTCATCTGTAACGCAGACGTAGTTATATTTGTTATTGGTAGCCTCAACAATACGATTAACGTCATTCGCCGTATACTTGTCACCGTACTTTAATGTTAAAATTGTCTTCATAGTAAGATTTATTTTCTTATAAATAAAAGAGTGAACACATAGGATAATCAAATGGCTGGAATACAAAATTTAGTTATAGATCAGGGAACTACGTTTGATCTTACTATTAATGTAACCTTAGACGATGGGTCACCGACCGATCTGACTGATTATACTATTTCTTCTCAGATTCGTAAAAGTTATTATACTAGTACTTATACAGCCTTTACAACAAGTAAAGTAAACTTAACAGGCGAAATTACGCTTTCTTTGACCCCTGAGCAAACATCTGCTTTGAAAGCAGGTAGATATGTTTATGATGTTGAGATGGCTTCACCTGATGAAACTGTAAGAGTAATGGAAGGCATAATAACTGTAACCCCAGAGGTAACACGATAATGGCAATCAAAGTTTCGGTCCCGTCTAGCAACCCAAGAATTGTTTCAACGGTTGCTACAGGATCAAAAAGAGTAACCTCAGCCAAAGTAGAACAATTAGCTAATGTGGACTCTACTACGTTGGAAGATGGTTATACACTAGTGTATGACGAGGCATCCGGAAAGTGGATAGCTCAAGCGATTAGTTCTTCGCTTCAGCTAGAAAACTTAGACGGTGGTACTTATTAAAAAAATATATTATAAGAAAAAGAAGTACTTCAATTAATAAAGGAGAAACGCCAACATGGCAACTGTAATTCAGATTAAACGCTCAACGGCAGCAACTGCCCCTACTACGAGTGCATTGCAAGAAGCGGAAATGGCTTATGCACAAGACAAAGCCAACGACGGTGCAAGTGCGATTCTATACATCGAATCCGTCAATAACGACAACTCTGCTGCTATTCACAAGGTTGGTGGTAAGTACTACACTGACTTAGTAGATGGCGCAACTTCAGCCAAAACTAACAACGCTATTGTTAAGCGTGATGGTTCTGGTGCAATCTCTGCTGATGTAACTGGTGATCTCACTGGTAACGCCGATACTGCATCTGCATGGGCAACTGCTCGTACAATCACACTTGCTGGTGACCTTTCTGGTTCTGTAAGCATCGATGGTTCAGGCGATGTTACACTTACTGGTACTGTATCAGGCGCAGACGCAACTACTTTGACCGGTGATGTGTTCGCAGCAGATGGTACTTCTAAAGTACTTGAAAACGGCACTGACGGCACTGACGCTACTTTCACTGGTGACGTAACTGGTGACCTCACTGGTGACGTAACTGGCGATCTCACTGGTAATGTTACTGGTGACGTAACTGGCGATCTCACTGGTAATGTTACTGGTAACGTAACTGGCGATGTGACTGGTAACGCTGATACTGCAACTGCTCTTGAAACTGCCCGCACTATTGGTGGTGTTTCATTCGACGGTTCTGCAAACATCGATCTTCCTGGTGTAAACACTACTGGTAACCAAGACACTTCAGGCAACGCTGCTACTGCATCTGCGCTTGAAACTGCTCGCAACATCAGCACTTCAGGTGACGCAACTGGTACTGTAAGTTTTGACGGTTCTGCTGATGCAGACATCACTCTTACACTTGCTAACTCAGGTGTTACTGCTGCAACATACGGTTCGACTACTGCTGTTCCACAGATTACTGTTGACGCAAAAGGTCGTGTAACTTCCGTATCTGAGCAAGCAATTGCTACTTCATTCGACATTACTGACGGTACAACTACTGATACTGTTGCTGGTGGCGAAACTCTTACTTTCGAAGGCACAACTAACGAAACTGATGTTGTTGTTTCTGCTAACAAAGTAACTATTGGTCTCGTAGACAACCCAACTATTGGTGGTAACCTCACTGTTTCTGGTAACTTGACTGTTTCTGGTACAACTACTCAGGTTAACACTACTAACATGGCAGTCACAGATTCACTCGTAGCCTACGCTACTGGTAACTCTTCAGACGCAGTTGACATTGGTTTCTTCGGTAAGTTCAACGACGGTGCTGCTAAGACTACTGGTCTCTTCCGTGATGCGAATGACGGCAAGTTTAACTTGTTTACATCACAAGAAGACATTACTGGCAACACTATTGACAAGACTGCAACTGGCTATACCGTTGCGACATTGGTTGCTAACCTCGAAGGTAACGTAACTGGTAATGTTACAGGCAACGTAACTGGTAACGTAACTGGCGATGTAACTGGTGATCTCACTGGTAACGTAACTGGTAACGTAACTGGTAACCTCACAGGTGACGTAACTGGTTCACTCTCAGGCGGTACTGTTTCAGGTCTTTCTGCTGCAATCGCAGTAGCAGACGGTGGTACTGGCGCAGGCACATTCACTAGCAACGGTATCGTTTACGGTAACGGAACTGGTGCATTGCAAGCAACTGGTGCAGGTACTGACGGTTATATCCTCTACTCAAACGGTGGTACTCCAGATTGGACTAACACTCTTGATGGCGGTTCATACTAAATAGTAGTAGTAATAGAGAGGGGAGGAAACTCCCCTCTTTTACTTAACATAACAAAGGTGAAAATATAATGGAAAACGAAAACTTGATTAATGCTTATATTGCAAATCTTGCAAAGAGCGTGAATGATTTAACACTTGAAAATCTTCTTTTGAAATCAAAGCAACAAAATACTGTTACTGAAACGGCAGAGATACAAGAAAAAGTAAGAAATCAGGCTCAAGAGATTGAAGAGCTAAAGGACACTGAAGAGAAATTGAGGAATGAAAACTTCGATCTTCAGCGAAAAGCTAAGGATGATGCAGATTTCATTTCAAGACTAGAAGGTGGTATTGAACAAGCTAATGGAATTATAGCGCAATTTGAAACAGAAAAGGATGCGGCATTAGCTAAAGTTGCAAGACTTGAGAAAGAAGCCAAGCAACAAGTAGTAAAAGCACCTACTGATACTAAAAAATTAGAAGAAGAAAAAGCTACATTATTCAATCAAAATGTTAAGTTACTAAAAGATTTAGATTATGCCGAGAATAAAATTAAAGAGCTTAAAGAAAAGCTCAGAAATA